TACGAATTTGATCAACCTACTGGCACCGATGTTCATCAAATCCTTTGGATGACTTATGACGGGGAAGATATGGACCCCACTAGCCCTCGTAGTTTAGAACTTAACTACCCTGATTGGAGAGATAGAACAGGCACGCCAGAAGTTTTTTTACAGATATCTCCAGACTTGTTTTATGTAGCTCCTGTGCCGAGTTCTACGAAAACAAACGGGTTTAGAGTTAGTGTAGCTCTTAAACCTTCTAGGTCTTCTAATAATATAGATACAGATTTTTCTACCGATTACAGAGACGGCATTATATTTGGCGCTTTGTGGAGGTTACTACGTATACCCGCTAGGGAATGGAGTGACCCAAGAGCAGCAGCTGATTACAGGAATTTATTTGACGAACAAGTTAGAGAAGCTGAGGCTAGGTCAAGAGCAGGAGACCTTGGTGTTAGAAGACTTGTTAAATACAAAGGTGTTGGACTAAACCCAAGAAAAAGGTATAGAAGATATGGTAAGGAGATTGACTACTGATGGGTTTGTTGAACCTGTGCTTACAGATATACGATCTATGTGGGACACTGTAAAACCAGGTTTAGAGGAGATACTGAGAGACAACCCTAATTTAACATTTTTTCCTGAAGACGTTTATAGCGAGTGTGTAAACGAAAGAGCTTTTCTATTCACTTCCCGTAAAGGCTTCTTAGTTCTTACTATTGAAATAGATAGGTACACAAAAGACAAGACATTGTACATGTGGGTAGCGTATACTTATGCTACTGGTGAGCATCAATGGGTTACTCATCAAACTTGGATAAATGATGTGGCTAAAAATTTAGGCTGTAAATTTATAGAAGCCCAATCAAATGTTTCAAGCTTTGAAGAGTATGCTGTTGAAAATGGTTGGAGTTTAGACACACGAATTTATAGGAGAAACGTTGAGTAAACCTAAAAAACAAGAGTATAAGCCTACAGAAAATGAAAAAATTCAGGCTTCACTTGCCCTTAAAGAAAAAGAAGACTTTAGATGCTGCTTTAGAAAAACTAAAGAAGAAAAAAGAATCACTTTCTGAAGAACCAGAAAGAACGAGTGCATATAAATCAATGCAAAAGAAGTTGTATCCTAGAGGGTCTACAATAGATGCAAAGACTGGTGAAGGTGCTACTTCACATAGAGTAGGTGGATGGAAGGATCCTAGAAATCGTGATAAAAAGTCTAAACGCAACCGTGGATATGGTGCATTGAAATCTAAGTTGATGTCTAAAGAAGATTTTGAAGGTGTTCTTAGAAAAGATGATCCAGCAAGAAGAACGCCAGGAAAAACAATAACAACTAAAGCTAAGACTGTTGGTTATGAGAAAGGTGATCTACCTGCTGATAAGAAAAAGAAATTACCTAAGTCTAAAAGTACTGCTACAGTAAAGACTGGTGATAAGAAGGATGATAAGAAACAAAAACTAACACCTAATACACCAGGCAAAGATAGAGTTGCTCAAGGTGGTCCTATAGAAAAGGCAAAAGAAAAAGAAAAGCAAGGTATAAAGGATTATACTAATAAGAAAAAAGGTGTTATAGCAAGAAGAAAAGTCAAAACAAAATTAAAGAATGCTGCTAAAAATTTAGCTCAAGGTGTAGCAGATAATGCAACCAAAGTTACTGGTGGTGTATCTTCTGCATATGGAACTAGCAGTTTTAAAGAATCTAAAAAATTTAGTGATTTATTCCATAGAACATAATGGTAACAAAAAGTGACATCTATCTTGGTAATCCGAATCTAAAGAAGGCTAATACACAACAAGAATTCACTAAGGAACATATAGCAGAGTTTCTAAAGTGTAAAGACGATCCAGTTTATTTTACGCACGAACATATAAAAATCGTCAACGTAGATGAGGGTTTGGTCAACTTTGAAATGTATCCTTTTCAGGAGAAGTTGATTTCAAACTTCCATAAGCACAGATTTAATATCTGTAAAATGCCTCGTCAGACTGGTAAGTCTACAACTGTAGTATCTTACTTACTCCATTACGCAATTTTCAACGATAACGTCAATATTGGGATCCTCGCAAACAAAGCAGCAACTGCTAGAGATTTACTCGGAAGACTACAACTGGCATATGAAAACTTGCCGAGTTGGATGCAGCAGGGCATCGTTGCTTGGAACAAAGGATCGATGGAACTTGAAAACGGTTCCAAGATCATAGCAGCATCTACATCAGCATCTGCTGTTCGAGGTATGTCTTTCAATATCATCTTCCTTGATGAGTTTGCATTCGTGCAGAACCACTTGGCAGATGATTTCTTTGCGTCTGTTTATCCTACTATATCTTCTGGTAAATCTACTAAAGTTATAATAGTATCCACTCCACATGGTATGAATCACTTCTATCGAATGTGGCATGACGCTGAACGGGGGCAGAATGAGTATACTCCCACAGAAGTTCATTGGTCTGAAGTACCAGGCCGTGATGCAAAATGGAAGAAACAAACTATATCAAACACTAGTAAACAACAGTTTGCTATTGAGTTTGAGTGTGAGTTTTTAGGATCTGTAGATACTTTGATATCAGCAGCAAAACTAAAAGCATTAGTATATGAGGAACCAGAAGAACAGAATGGTAAGTTGAAAGTATATGAGAAACCTTATCCAAAAAGAGATTATATTGTAACCGTTGATGTGGCAAGAGGTATCTCGAAGGATTATAGTGCCTTTATAGTTGCTGACATCACAGAGTTTCCATATAAGATCGTAGCAACGTATAGAGACAATGAAGTAAAACCAATGATATTTCCATCAGTTATTGAGGACGTAGCAAGAGGATATAATAATGCCTACGTGTTATGTGAGGTAAATGATATTGGTGATCAAGTAGCATCTATTCTATTCTACGACCTTGAGTATGAAAATTTACTAATGGTTGCTATGAGGGGTCGTGCTGGTCAAATAGTAGGATCAGGATTCTCTGGTGTCAAAACTCAGTTAGGTGTGAAGATGAGTACGACTACAAAAAAAGTAGGATGTTCTAACTTGAAGACTTTGGTTGAAGAAGATAAACTTACATTTTGCGATTATAATATCATCAGTGAACTTACTACATTCATACAGAAGAAACAATCATTCGAGGCAGAAGAGGGGTGTAATGATGACCTTGCTATGTGTTTGGTTATCTTCTCTTGGTTGGTAGCACAGGATTATTTCAAGGAGATGACTGATCAGGATGTAAGAAAAAGAATTTATGATGAACAGAAAAATGCTATAGAACAGGACATGGCTCCATTTGGATTTGTCTGTGATGGGTTTGATGAAGAGACTGAAATAGTTGAGGAGGATGGTACTGTTTGGAAGGCTGACGAATACGGAGATCGTTCATATATGTGGGATTATACATTATGAAACCAAGATGCTTAGAAGATAAGTTTCTTGGATGGAGTGCTACAGGAGAATTGTTACCTTGCTGTTGGTACGATAATCCAAACAAGGAATATATAAAAGAGTTATTACAGGAAAAGTTTAGACTATCGTATGACAATACGGTTGAAGATGTTTTGAACTCTAAGGAGTGGAAGGATTTCTTCGATAGAGTAAAGAACGATCCTGAGTCTCTTCCCCCAATTTGTCATAGGTATTGTGGATAAATTTTATGGAATTAATTTAGATATAACTTATCTTTGTTCTTTAAAATGTCCTGGTTGTGCTAGGCAAAGATATACAGATGGTAAGAATGGTTTTCAAGATTTAGTCACTGGTGGTCCTGTGCCTGGTAGACATATGACCTATGAGGAGATGGATGTTATTAGTGATTATTTTCAAGGAATAACTTTTTGCGGTACACATTCTGACCCACAGTTTCATCCGCAGTTTCATGAGTTCTTACAATTATGTGTTGATAAGAAAAGAACTATACAAGTTCATGTTGCTGCTACATCACAAAAAAGTTCTTGGTGGACAAAAGCATTTCAAATATCAAAGGGTGGAAACGTTGAATGGGTGTTTGGTATAGATGGCAAACCAGAAGATAGTCATAAGTATAGAAAAAATCAAAATGGTAAGTTTTTATATAACATGATGATACGTGCTGCTGCTATGGGATTAAAAACTACATGGCATTATATCGTATTCAATTATAATGAGAATGATGTAGAGGAATGTCAAAGAGATGCAGAAAATAGAAATATAACCTTTGTAAAAATAGTATCTTGTAGGTGGTGGACTGAAGATTTGATTACATTGAAACCTTCAAAAGAGTATGTTGAGGAGTCTGAGTTAGGTATGAAAAGGTCAGTTGGTGTAGTAAAAGATAAGTCAAGGTTGATATAGCAGTCAAAAAACCTAAATAATTTCAGTCAAAAGTTCGGGTACTGCAGGGAGTTAGAATGGCACTTCGATTAGCATCTCCAGGTATTTCAGTAAGAGAGGTTGACCTCACTAGGGGTGGCGTAGACTTTACACTCAACGTCGTTGGTGGTATTGCTGCTCCTTTCCGTAAAGGGCCTGTCAATGAAATAACCAGAATTAATAATGAGAAACAGTTAGTTGATACATTTGGGGAACCAGGTGTAGGTACAACTGACTTCCATTACGAAGCATGGTATGGAGCATCTAATTACTTATCTTATGGTGGTAAGTTAGATGTTGTACGTGTTGGTGGTGGAGATCTAAACACAGCAAACGCTGCAGTAGGTCAAGCAAACTTAAACAATCTTCGAGTAGATAGTTACGAAGATTATGTAAACAATCAGGCAGATGATACCACTTGGTACTTCTCTGCTAAAAACCCAGGTTACTGGGCAGAGAACGTAAAGGTTGCAGTTATTGATAACGCTGCTGACCAAATAATTACAGGTGTTACCACAACTAACTGGGCAGTTGGTTACGGTGTTACACAAGCTCTAACGGGTGTTACAGTCGGTGTTGGTACAACAGCAGCCGCAACTGGAATGCTAAAAGGTATTATTTCTAACATCGGTGCTGGAACGATAGATGTTCGAGTAGTAAGTAAAGTTGTTGGGGGTGTAGAAACTCTCGTAAGTTATCAAGAAGGTTCTCAGTTAGAGTTCAAGACTGGAACTGGTAATTTAGTTGGTATAAACTCATCAAGTACGGATAACGTAGGAAATAGATTTACCCCTGCTGCTGGTACTGTAAGTGATTGGTACACAGCACAGAATATTCTAACAAGTGTTGCAGACGGTGGTTCTGATATCGTTACGCTTCCTTGGAAGGCAGTATTGAATAAGCCACAAACAAATGATTATGTCACTAAGAGAGATGGAGCAAACGATGCTCTTCACATTGTGCTTGTTGATGCAGGTGGCGGTGTTACAGGAGACGTAGGATCTGTTCTAGAAAAGCATTCTAACTTATCTAAAGGAAAGGATGTAACTCAGTCTGGTGGTAGAGCAATTTACTATAAAGACTTTATAGCAGATAATTCAGACTTTATCTTTGCAGGTGCTCCACCTACAAATGGAACTGATACTCATTGGGGTACAGAACCATTACCATCTGGATTCAGTAGCGGTTACGTTGCTGTAACAGATAATGCTGGAGCATGGGGTCAAGAAGCAAAAGACCTCAAGTTCTCATCTATCGGTAACCAAGTCTACACTCTAACAGGTGGTAAAGATTACACAGGTGTTGGACTATTTGATGCACCACTCGGTGATATTCTGAATGGTTACGATAAGTTTGCTGATCCTGTAGACAGTGACATTAGATTCTTACTTCAAGGATCTGCTCACAAGACAAAAGAAGAAGAGCAAGCAAAAGCAAATAAGATGATCCAGATTGCTGAAGGCAGGAAGGATACAGTTGCTGTTATTTCTCCTTACAGAAATGCAACAGTCAACGTTGCTAGTGCTACAGACCAGTTAGACAATGTTCTATCATTCTTCGCACCAGTAACTTCATCATCATACGCAGTATTCGATTCTGGTTATCAGTACGTATACGATAGATTCAATAAGAAATTTATCTACATGCCTATGTCCAGTGACATCGCTGGATTGATGGTTAGAACTGATAGAGATCAATTCCCTTGGTTCTCACCTGCTGGTACAGCAAGAGGTGGTCTAAACTTCACAGTAAAATTAGCATTCAATCCTGGTCAGGATTCTAGAGATAGACTTTACTCTCAAAGAGTAAACCCAGTTATCTCTCAAGCTGGTCAAGGTGTGATTCTATTCGGTGATAAGACAGGACTTTCATACGAGTCTGCATTTGATAGAATCAACGTAAGAAGACTATTCATCACAATCGAAAAGGCAATCGAACACGCTGCTAAAGCAGCATTGTTTGAACTCAACGATGTGACTACAAGGTCAAACTTCATCAACGTTGTTGAACCATTCTTACGTGATGTTCAGGCAAAAAGAGGAATTCAAGACTTCCTACTTATTTGTGATGAAACAAATAACACACCTGACGCTATTGATCGTAATGAATTCCTTGCTGACATTTATGTCAAACCTGCACGTTCGATCAACTTCATCGGACTAACTTTCGTTGCCACACGCACTGGAGTATCCTTCAGTGAAGTTGTAGGTACTGTGTAATAGGAGACCCCCACAATTATGGCATTAGACAAGAACATTTTTTCAGTCGAGAATAATGAAAGAACAATCGATTCTTTCAAGAATAGATTGCAACAGGGTGGTGCTCGACCCAACCTGTTTGAGGTATCCTTAGCATTTCCCGAAGAAGTGGAAGTAAAGGAGGATGTAAAAAAAGATGATTTTAGAATGTTGATCAAGGGTGCTCAGTTACCTGCATCAAACGTTGCTGAAGTTGTTGTTCCTTTCAGAGGTAGACAACTCAAAGTTGCTGGAGATAGAAGGTTTGATCCTTGGACAATTACTGTAATCAACGACGGTGACTTCTTGATAAGAGAAGCAATGGAACGTTGGGCTAACTACATCATCAAAGTAACAGACGGATCTGGTACTATCGAACCTCGTAAGTACATGGCTGATCTTACAGTCAGTCAATTAGGAAGATCTCCAATCATTTCACAGAATGCATCTGGAGTAGAAAACGCTTCTAAGTTGACAGTGCTGAGAAGTTATGTAATGAAGGGTTGTTGGCCATCTAATGTAAGTGCATTAGACTTATCTTACGACACACAAGATACCATTGAAGAGTTTCAGGTTACATTCCAAGTACAATACTGGGAAGCATATGATGCTGGTGGAAACAATTCCATCGTTTAGTGGTATAATAAATAGGTCAATAAAGGCAAACTAATATTATGGCAAAGCTCTTTGGATTCTCTATAGAAGATGAGTCCAAGAAATCTAAAGGCATAGTCAGTCCTGTTCCTCCTAATAATGAGGATGGGGCTGACTATTATCTGTCTACAGGTTTTTATGGACAGTATGTTGACATTGAAGGTGTTTTTCGTACAGAGTTTGATATTGTAAAAAGATATCGTGACATGGCATTACACCCTGAGTGTGATACTGCTATCGAACACGTTGTCAATGAGGCTATAGTATCTGATCAAAATGATTCTCCAGTTGAGATAAATTTAGATAATCTAAGTGTTAGTGATAATCTAAGAAAAGTAATAAGAGACGAGTTCAAAGGTGTAAAAGATTTACTTGATTTTGATAGTAAGTCTCATGAGATATTTCGTAACTGGTATGTAGATGGTAGATTACATTACCATAAAGTTATTGATTCAAAGAAACCTGATGAAGGTATTCAGGAACTAAGATTTATTGATGCTCTCAAGATAAAATTGATGAGGGTTCAACCCAAGAGTGAGAAGGGTGCTAGGGGTGCTGAAGGCGTTCCCGTTATGCCATACTCAGGGGAAACAACAGTAAACAAAGATGCTAAGGTAGTAGAATTTTATACCTATTATCCACAAGGTATGGCACAGAGATATGGTTCTGTTGCTGGTAAGGGTGTAAGAATTGCTAAGGATTCTATATGTCATATCCATTCTGGACTAGTAGATAGAAATAAAAAACTAACATTATCATACTTACATAAAGCAATCAAAGGTCTCAACCAGTTGAGAATGATTGAGGACTCTCTTGTTATCTACAGATTATCAAGAGCACCTGAAAGAAGAATATT